CCCGGGACTAGGTGTCCACTTTCCTATGAAGGGTAATGCTTAGGTGCATATCTCCAACTTATGGGAGTTTGTACAAAGGCAACACCAGTATCTTGAAATGGTGTTAACTATTTCCGTAATGGCGGGGGAAACAGTCACGTTGACTGCGGACCATTCGCTCTTACGATCCATGAATGTCCATGGTGAGTTCGTAAGGTGTACGTGAAACCTCATGCTATTGAAGTTTCTACTTAAAGTAATTTAAGAAATGCTGACTACACATTCCTTTAACTTGGACTATTGCATTCTCAGCACAGTGCAACCTCCGGTTTGAACTCTTCAGTTCGAATCTAGTCATATAACTTGTTATCGGTCCTTTGTGATCAACATTATATTTGTAGATATTACGTAATACTTATGTAATAAATTACGTTTACCGTTAGATTGTAAAGTCTAACATACTTCGGATATGTAACATGTATGGGGGTACATGATTGTCGGACTTGCGATCCCAATCCCACAGCGGCTAAGCTTAGAGACATCATATAGATCTCACTTAGACCTACCCATACACCTGACTATTGCAAGTTGCCCAGTAGTCAGAATTTCTACAGAGGATTTAGAACTCTTTAAATCCTGCTTAATATTGTGGCAAGTGAGTCACCACACTTGACACAATATCTTTCTCCATTAGGATGGGCATCAATCCTATGCACACATTTTGGTGTGGTAGGTTTGGGCTTAATGGGTGAGGAGGTAGACTTAATACGACGTCAAGGTTTCATTTCAAACCCTACCGTCTCTTTAGCCTCCTCTCACTCCCCATTTACGAACTTAGAGACTCTCCTGATGATTTTTTTATAATCACGGGTTCAGTCAGTATGTTCCCCTAAAACAAATCCCGTTGCTGGATTTGGATAACGTTCAGAGAAAGCAGGAGTCCATTCCGGAAGAGGAATAGCGGATGTATACATCTCTTTTACAGATAACAATCTGTTAAACAATTGCACAATTTGTTTAGGAGATGGTTCAACAAATGGTTTAGAAACCGCTTGTATGTACACATCAGATCCGTATAAAGAGTGGAAGGATTTCTCAAGGTTAATGAATTCTATCCAGAATTCATTAAGTTCCTGGTCATCTGTCGTGCTGAATCGTTTACACAGATTCACCTCAAGGTTTTTAGCCTTGATTAACAGATCCACTGCCTTGAAAAATACTTCCTTCCGAGACGGCTCAAAACACAGGATCATAAGTGTTTTGAATGATAGTGCATCAACGCGACGCACATCCTGAGTTAACCGTTCAGTTGACTCAGTCCCGTCATAGAGAGACATCTTAAGCGGTGCATTGTTTGCATTCACTAGCTTGACAAGCTTGACTCTCAATAAATCCACCTGCACTAGGATGTTGATGCCTAGTTCAGACTTTATTCTAACCTTGGACTTTGTGAAACCTACCATATCTAGCCACTCCGTCAGTGAGGCAGCTGGGAAGGTTCCCCAAGGTGAAGTAGAAACAATCAACATATTTCGAGCTTTCTTGGGAAGAAGATTTCACTTCTTCTCAAGAGATCCGGCGATTCTAAATCGATACCCCATGATCGAAAATAGATCATGTATTCGGATCGGTCGCTTTCTGGGCCAATTGGCCATGACAGCGAAATTTCTATCGGCAACAAGAATTTCACCGATAGAAACAGGAGAGGCATTACCGAAAGGAGTGAAGAAACGCTTAGCGAATTCTACAACTCCAACGGGACTAAGTAAAGACTTAGCCAAATTTACCCCTACTCCTAACTCGAAACAAATTTTTAGGTATTCTTGGATGACCCGCTTAACTGCGGCTGCGGAATCATCACCTAAAACAGCATAAGCTGTGAACCACCTACCGGGAGGTGTAACTTTAACCCGATAGGCCGCCCACTGCCATAAGAAATGGTGAGTGAGAGCTAACATCGCTCAAGAGCTTAATGCACCCATTGGCTGCCCTACAGCGTAAAATATAGAGCGTCCAGGACCAATACAATATGGTCGATGAACAAGCAGGTGCATTCATCAAGTGGCTATTTTACGGCCAAAGATGTGCTCAAGAAGTGCAGCCTGGAGCTTAACCGGTAACCGGTCAGTAGCAGCAGACAAATCACAACTACCAATAAAGGAGCTCTTATGAGAGTCCATCAATTTTTGAATTGGTTTTTCTTGATCAAAAGTACCATCTTGAGGGATGGTAGCTAAAATAGCAAATACCCAATCATGTAACGGTTTGAGTAACCAGTTAGTAAAGGGATCAACAACTGCTATAATTCTCACCTTTCCAGCGGCCTCGTAGAGCCTACAAAGTCTACCTAATGACGGAACAAGGATGTCATCCCTTCCAAACAAAAGATTGGAAAAAAACGACATCACCCCCTGAAGGGGTAGTAACAAGTTACTATTAGGTTTAACAAGTGATTCCAAGTATGAACGCTTGTTAATTAAGACTTTTCCCTCTACATGTGATTCAGGGTTCTGCAGATCCGATTCTAACTTTTCCAATTGTTTAGGTGTTACAAGACCGGGACCAAAATCAACACTACGGTAGATTTGTCCCAGGAATAACCCAGTTATCTGGGGTCACCACAATTGGCTAAGCCCAATGAAGGCTTGACATAAGTTTCGGAAGTACCATGTATCCTTTTTACTTAAGTGTAACTCTTTATAACCTTTATCTTGGCCGTATTTGACCAAGGCTAAAAGTCATCTAATAGCGTGCAGACTTTGCATAGCTGCATAAAGAGAAGAACCCTTAAGACCCATTAATTCATTAACGGAATTAGATACAGATTGCATAACCTGTGGGATATTAACCCTAAGGTTAATATCCGGTAATTTGAGTACCTCTCCACTTGCCAATTTAATTGCAGTCTTAAATTGAGGAGAACACGCTCTCGAAAGTGAGCGTCAGAATATGGGAATAAAATCCCATACTTGTCCTGTCGGTACTCAATCATTACGCAACTTAACTGTTGCATAATGGTCCTTTTTGGCATAAGTACAGTTTAGATATCTGTACAAATTAAATAAAGACAGCCAAAAAGTAATTACCTTCACATTCCCTCTTCTAATCATGACCCTCTGCTCCCTAGGGATGATAAGAGGAAGACCCTTTCTGGTAGTGGCTACAGGAACATTCCCAATCACTCAGGAATTCCCCTGTGGGGTGTGCTTAGCAACATATTGTTGCAAAAGCACAGAACACACCTTAAGGTAAGCTATTAAAAAGCTAATTGAATTAGCTCTAGATAGCTCGAAACATTTCAAAGAAAAATGTTTCAAAATACGTACATGGCTTTTGCTGGGTGCCTTTGCTCACACTAATCTCTGTAAGCGTAAGCCTACATTAATCAGTGCACGACCCCTTTTAACAGGGATCAAACCACTTAACAGTGTTCTTTGCTCCTTCATAAGTTCTTGATAAGCCTTAAGCTTAGAAGAATCAAATAAAGAGTTAAATATTGTTACAGTTTAGGTTAAGGTCGGGAGTTTCGTAATCGGCAAGTAGCCTCGAACTTCCGAACCTATCTGATTCAAAGAGATTTTCTCTTCCGTCACAGGAATGTGATCCTCAAGGGAAATTTGTTTCCTGCGCTACTTCGTAGTAAGGGAAAGTTCTGAGGGCCTTTTATCCCCAGGACCCCACACTTGCTGGGCATGTGAGTAAACTTTCGTTCTTGTCGCCCTGTCTATATGTTAAATTATAATATAGAGAGGTTTCGCTAAACAAGAGGGCTCCACCTTAATGACTATGAAGATAGTCTCTCTTCTGTCAGAATCGGTAAAGGGCATAGGAGGTTTTCTTTTATAAAAGAATACACCGACCCCCATAACCGATACAGAACTAGTGAGGCAAACAGCATCCAAGGGATGTTACGTGGGGTGTAAACCCAACCGTGCTGTTTTCAGTCTTTAAACTGGGCCGTTCATATATTCTGCCAAAGTTATGAGTTGAAACCCAAAGGGAACAATAAGTAACAAAGAATGAGTACATGAATGTCCATGCTGAGCTCATCCACTGCAAGCTCAAGCTGTCCATCGTTAACAGATTATTACAGTACCACAATTGCTAGCGTTAGAGGGCCCCCCAAATAAGGGGCCCACTCAATACTAACAACTTTAGTGCGCTTCGCTTTCAAGGCTAACGAACCTTATCCTTTTCAGGTATATGGGCTGTTTTTCTCCACCAACAACGGGCTTCAGGTTGCCTTACAAGGCTAGCTTAAAGCTCGGAGCTTCGAAATCAATTACGAAGTCTCACAAGGGTATTCCCCTGGTTTCTTGTGGAAAATTAGCACGTCGTCCTAGATGGACCTACAGTTTATTTTTTGCTGTAGTGGACCGTTACGCCCAACACTAAAGATCTATAGCATCACCCCGGTTACACTTTACCTAAAAAGTATAAGCGGAATGAAGCACCAATAGGACCAATTTGGAGGTGTTTCCACCCCGCTCTACCCCTGCAATAATCGCAGGATTCCACTCCGCTATGTGGCTCACTTCCGTGATCGGTGTTCTGTTTCAAACCCGAGATCGGTGAGCTCTTACCACATAGTGCAAAGTAATGCTTATCGAGTCATAACCAACGAAAGGTGCAATCCTATTAAAGGACTATCCTTGCGCGGTCATGCCCACACGGGCATAAATCGTGCGAGTACGCCGGATAGCCGGC